TTACGTAGAATTTCAAAGTTTGTTACTGGAACAAGTGAAGATGGTCTTATACCAATTCCAATTTTCTTTGATCCTGAAACTAATGAAATTTTAGAAGATACAATTCCTAAAGAGTTAAGAGAAGAATATACTAAATAATGAATATATTTGATTGGCTTAACGAAATTAGTTACAATAAAAGTGATTGGTCTTCTTTTTCTAAAGAGGATCATGATTCTTTTAACCCATACATGATAAATCGTTTTATTAGTATGAAACCTAATTACCTTGATATAGTTAATCTTATTCAAAAATATACATTACCAAAAAAATCTCTTTATAACTACTACTGTAAATTAATTCCTAAGAAAAAAACATTTTTTAGATATATAAAAGCTAAAAAAACATCATTAAATAAGGATTTAATTGATCTTTTATCAGAGCATCTAAAATTAAGCAAACGTGAAATAATAGATAGTTATGATTTGTTGGGTAGTGATTTTAAAAAATCATTACTCCAAAATTTGAATATAAATGATAAACAAATAAAAAAATTATTAAAATGAAAATTGAACTTTATAACATGTTAATGTCCCAGGCTGTGTCTGAAAAGGAAAAAGCATTATTAACACTCAATCTTTTATCAGAACATCCAGCTGGCATCGGTGATCATTCAACGGATGATTTTTATAAAAATGCTAATGAAGCATTAATAATGCTAGTTGATGCTAATGATAAGATTGTAATCTTAGAAAAATATTTTCCACCTTCTAAAGGATCAATAAATGAGTGATTCATTATCAAAGTACTACACAATGGATAGTACATCTCCAGATGTAAAAATAAACCATGAAGAAAAAGTTACTAATGCTTTAGCAGCTACTGAGTTTAAAGAAACTTTTCCTATAATTGAGGAAGAATTTACTAAAACTCAAAAAGAACTTTATAATCTATTTTCTAAAAAAATGATGGATTATGGTTTGGGGAATATAGCATTAGGAGGAAATTTAGAATCTCCTGAAGATCAAAGATATGCACTTCAGGGTATTCAAATTAGATTAAATGATAAAATAAATCGTTTAAAAAATCTCCTTAAAAACGGTAAAAGTTATGTTGAAAATGAATCATTAGAAGATACTTTTATTGATATAGCTAATTACGGAATAATAGGTATTCTTCTTGGAAAAGGCAAATGGAAATAGATTACGCAAGAGATAAAGTTGTATCTTTTTCACAATATTCTATGTACAAATCTTGTCCTCACAAGTGGTACTTACAGTATGTGAAAGGTTATAAAGATGATAAACCTAACATGCATTTTGTATTTGGTACAGCAATGCATGAGGCGTTACAACATTATCTACAAACCATGTTTGACACATCAGCTAAAAATGCTGATGAATTAAATTTACATCAATACTTTAAAGATAGTATGAGTAAAGAATATCTTAAGTATAAGAAAAAACATGGCCACTTTGCTACTCAAGAAGATATGATGGAATTCTATCAGGATGGTGTTTCCATTATAGATTGGTTTAAAAAACATAAAAGAGGTAGAAAAAGTTATTTTTCTAAACGTAAACATAAATTAAAAGGGATAGAAGTTCCTCTTATATTACAACCTATTAAAGAGCGTCCTAATATTAAGTATATGGGATATATAGATTTAGTTATCTATAATAAAATAAGTGAAACATATACAATTTTTGATATAAAAACCTCTACTAAAGGTTGGTCTAAATGGGAAAAGGGAGATATTACTAAACACCAACAATTATATCTTTATAAAAATTACTACTCAGAATTATTTAGAGTACCCAAAGATAAAATTAATGTAGAGTTTTACATTGTAAAAAGAAAAGTATTAGATTTTGATGATGAAAATTTAATGTCTCCTCACCAAGCATATAGAGTACAAAATTTTAGACCAGTTGATAATAGAAAACGATTAAAAGATGCTACTGAAGATTTTGTATCTTTTATTAAAGAATGTTATACTCCTGAAGGAAATCCCATAGATAGAGAGTTTGAAAAAAAAGTAGGGAAACCTTGTGATTGGTGTAATTTTGGAAAAAATAGAGAACTATGTGGAGCAGGTTTGGCTCCTGATGAAAAGTTTTTTATATTAGAGTAATAAAAAGGGTAATTCATATATATTTATATCCAAATAAAACAAGATCATGAATAAAAGTGAGTTACAATTAACAAGTGTGAAGGTTCATAGGAACTTATTCGAAGAGTTTAAAATTGAATGTGTAAAAACGAAATTTTCATTTCAAAAATTATCTGATAGAGCAATTTATCTTTATTTAACAAATGAAGAATTTAAAAAAACAATACATAATCAAACAAATTTACAGTTAAACAAATAAAAGTTATTAATGAAAGAAGGTTATTTACCATATACAAAGAGAAAAACGATATTATTTCTTTGTGATGACATAAGAATGCATTCGGGAATAGCAACAATGGCGCGTGAAATAGTACTAGGTACTGCCCACAAATATAATTGGGTTAACGTTGGCGCTGCTATAAATCATCCTGAACAAGGAAAAAAGATTGATTTAAGTCAAGATACTTCCAATAGAACTAACATCCCTGATGCTAAAGTTACATTATATCCTCAAAATGGGTATGGAACTCCTGAAATTATTAGGGCAATAATGCAAGTTGAAAAACCAGATGCTATATTTTTCTTTACCGATCCTCGATATTGGGAATGGTTATTTAGAATGGAGAATGAAATTAGATCTAAAATACCTATGGTATACTTAAACATTTGGGACGATTTACCTGCTCCTTTATATAATGAGGTATATTATGATTCGTGTGACACACTATTAGCTATTTCAAAACAAACAGAAAATATTAATAGATTAGTACTAGGTGAAAAAGCAAAAGATAAAACTATTGCATATGTTCCCCATGGTATTGATGAAGAAGTATTTAGACCTATAACTAAAGATGATAAACATATCAAAGAGTTAAAAGAGACTAAAGAACGTTTATTAGGTAATAAAGAATACGATATGGTTGCTTTTTTCAATTCTAGAAATATTAGAAGAAAATGCATATCAGATTTACTTGCAGCCTGGAAATTGTTTAAAGATTCTATTCCAAAAGCAAAACAAGATAAAGTTGCATTAATATTACATACAGCCCCAATTGACGATAATGGTACTGATTTGTATGCCGTAAGAGATTTATTATTTGGTGAAGATCCTAATATTTTATTTTCGGATGGAAGGATAACTCCTGAATCAATGAATGTTTTATATAATATGGCTGATGTTACTATTCTTCCTTCCTCAAATGAAGGATGGGGGTTAGCATTAACAGAATCTATGATGGCCGGTACTATGATTTTAGCAAACACAACTGGTGGTATGCAAGATCAAATGCGTTTTGAAGATGAAAATGGAGATTGGATTAAATTTGATGAAAATTTCTGTTCTAACCACTTTGGAACTTATAAAAAACATGGTAAATGGGCAGTTCCAGTATTTCCTTCAAACATGAGTTTAGTTGGTTCACCTAAAACACCTTATATTTTTGATGATAGATTAGACTTTAGAGAATTAGCTGATAAAATCAAAGAAGTATATAATATATCTAAAGAAGAAAGAAAAGAAAGAGGATTAGCTGGCCGTGAATGGGTTACTTCAGAAGAAGCTGGTATGACATCTANGAATATGAGTAAAAATGTAATAAAGTACATGGATCAAACCCTAGAAAATTTTACTCCTAGAAGTAACTTTACTTTCCAAAAAGTAGAAAAATTAGAACCTAAAACAATAAAACATAAATTGATATATTAGTTATGAACAAACCTTATATAGTAGTAAGTTGTCCATTAGATACTTATAGTGGTTATGGAAGCCGAGCAAGAGATATAGTAAGAGCTTTAGTAAATTCTGAAAAATATGAAGTAAAGTGTTTATTTCAAAGATGGGGTAGTACTCCTTTTGGATTTTTAAAGAAAGATGACCCTGAAGATCAAAAGTTATTAAATACCGAAATTAAACCACCATTAACTAGACCACCTGATGTTTGGATTCAGATTACTGTTCCTAATGAGTTTCAAAAAGTTGGTAAATTTAATATAGGAATTACAGCGGGTATTGAAACAGATATTTGTACACCTCAATTTATAGAAGGATGTAATAGAATGGATTTAGTTCTAGCATCATCAAATCATACTAAAGGAGTATTTGAAAAGACTGTTTATGATAAAAAGGATAATGCAGGTAATGCTGCAGGTGCAGTAAAACTTGAAACACCTGTAGAAGTATTATTTGAAGGAGTAGATATAAATAAATATTTTCACATTCCTTCTAAAGACTTAAAAAGAACTGAACTAGTAAGTAGTTTAGATGAAATTAAAGAACAATTTAGCTTTTTATTTGTAGGACATTGGTTACAAGGTGCTATAGGGCAAGATAGAAAAAATGTAGGATTACTAATTCAAACATTTTTTGAAACATTTAAAAATAAATCTAAATC